TTAGAAGTCGATTTTGACTGCTTTTGGATTAAAGCCTCGCAAGTGTTTTAATACACGCCAATTTGTCATTGGGTCGATGTTAAACTCTTGTGTAATACGGTTTAAGATTTGGTTTGTTGAGCGTAGCACGCTTAAATATTCGTAAGCCTGTCCATATATATCTCCGCTCATATTTGAGCCTAGCGCCTTAAAGGCTTTTTCGATATGTTGGAATGTGCCGACGCCACGTTTGAAAGCAAACCATAACCAAAGAAGCTGTTGGAGTTCGTACTCGGTAAATTCAAAACTGAATTTCTTTTCACTGCTAGGTAGTTCAGGATCAGTGATCAACTCCCCTTCTAAAATTATTTTGTGAACATACTCTACTGCTTCAGGGAGTTGTTCAAGGGTTAAATCTTCGATTGATTCCACATTAAAGCGTTGGTGGATTAAATGATAGGCATCGGAATAAATTAATCCTTTTCTGCTCACGAGCATATTCACGGCATTGCGTAAACCTGTTCTGTCATTGACGGATGTTTTGCTTTCATATTTTCCTGTTTTACGAATAGTAGGTAATACTTCCGCTGTAACCCATTTTCTAAAACGGTGTGGAATAGATCCTTTTTTAACTGCATCACGACAACGTAAGATCAAAGTGTACATTCCGCTTTCGCTGATGATATTCACTTCTTGTTGTCCGCTAGGGGTGTAAATTAAACTTACACCCTTTTCATCTTCATCTAACGCAATTAAAGATATACGAGAGTTTGTTAGACCGATTGCGTCACAAACGTCCTTTGCAACGAACCAAGGTTCATTGTTTATAGCTAAAGTGCGGATAGAATTTGATTCAAAATTGAATGTAGAGAGTTGGGCTTGAATTGTCATAACTGATACCTTTTCGAATTTTATGGCGGATAGGTGGTTCGAAAACCGCTCAGTTAAACGGCGTATGGTATTGAATATTCCCATACCCACCTATCCATTGGTAAAAATTAGACATAAAAAAATCACATTAACGCAGTGAAGTGCGAACTGATAATACAAGGAATTGGGTTTCGACTCCCTAGACCTTAGGTTTGAGTTTAATAAAAACCCTATCCGCTGTCAATACAAATTAGGGCGCCGGGTGGTTCGAAAGCCGACCAAAAGAAACGGCTGGGATTATTCCCCTTTCGGGTGTTGTATTCTCCGCCCGCCCGACATAGATGAAATTGGATTTATGCGTGTTAAGTCTTAATGGCAATAAAACTAAACGAGATCACAAATTTTGCGCATAAAAAAAACCGCTATGCTATCGGGTGCGGACTTCCGCTTTTGGTTTAAGGTTTCGACACCTTGAATAAAATACTAGAGGAAAATTTGGAGAATGTAAAGCATGAAAATTACATTTTATTGTGAATCATACTTGACACCTTGAGGAAATTATCTAAAATAATGTCAAAGCAATCGATAAGGATTAACAATGACAATCCAAATCAAAACCACTCTGACATTTGATTCTTGGTTAAGCAAACTAAAAAACTTGCGTGCCAAAGCGAAAATAAACGCACGAATTAAACGCTTACAGTTCGGCAACTTTGGTGATATCAAAAGTGTGAATGATGGGATTTTTGAATTACGGATTGATGAAGGTCAAGGTTATCGAATTTATCTTAAAAACCAGAATGGCGTATTAGTGATTTTACTTTGTGGCGGAGATAAATCCACACAAGAGAAAGATATTAAACAAGCAAAACTTCTCGCACAGGAGCTAGGATTATGACTGAACAATTAAAAGACTTTGATGTGGCAGAACACCTCACTTCTGAAGAAGAAATTCAACTTTACCTTAATGAAATTCTACAAGAAGATAATATTGAACTTATTTTATCCGCCCTTGGCGACATAGCCCGTGCGCGTAACATGAGCCAAATCGCACGTGATGCAGGGATAAGCCGAGAAGGTCTTTATAAAGCCTTATCTGGCACGGGCAATCCTACTTTTGCTACTGTAATGAAAGTAATGAAAGCCTTAAATTTACAATTCCAAGTGCAACAATCTCGATTCGCCTAAAAGAAATGCGGTCAAAATAGACCGCACTTTTCAGGCAATAAATAAACATTGCTTGCCTTCTGTTGATAATAGCAATAAAAGTGATGTTTTTACCGTTTTCAATCGATTGAAATATTCACGCCGTGAAATATGTAAATATCGCCAAATTTCTTGCTTTTCCCATCTCTTGATATAAGTCAGAACGAATACATCATAAAGTTCTGGTGTGACCTTTCTAATTACACCAAGGTAGCCATCAATTTCCATTCCTAATTCATCGCTTATAGGATGCGTACGATATTTTTCAGCATAACGAGCATCACATTTCATCTCTGCAAACCCTGCGGCTACACGTGGAAATTCAGTCTCATAACGAGGTGTAGCCCAATAACCAAATTCAACTGAAATCACATCAATATTCACGTAAGCTCCTTAATTTTTGCCTTGTAATACTTAATAATCGCCTTGCAATCTTCAATGGTGTATTTCTTTGGTTCGTGGTCTTGCCGTTCTAACCAAGCTACCTTATCTGCACCGATTTTATTGACGAGATTAATTCGATATTCGATGATGTTTCCGCTCTTGTGGTCATTACATGGTGCGCATTGCTTATGTACGTTGAGCTCACAGAATCTTAATTCAGGGCACGCCCCCACACTCCGATAATGCCCTGCGTGGTATTGACCTTGATGATACCGACCGCAACTGATACAAGGTTGGTCTTTATCTCGTAAACGGATAAATTTATTAAATACCGCTTGCGCCTCTTTTAGCCATTCTGAACGGCTTTTTAATTTAGCCTTACGTTCCCTTTGCTTTTTCTTCTCTGCTCGTTCTTGCGCTTTTTTCGCATTATCTCGAGCTAATTTAATCGCACATTCAGACGAGCAAACTTTCTGTGTCGAGCTAAAGGTTTTTACAAACGCTTTGCCGCAGACTTTGCATTTGGTTTCTTTAGGTTTGCTCATACCTATTCTCTATAAATGGCTTTCTTGTTGGTGCGACTTGCTGGATAGCTTACTTTTGGCATGGTTGCTAAAAAATCTCCTTTAGCTGTATTCGCTAATACTGTTGTTATTGCCGCCGCTATAATATTTTTACCGTGATCAACGCGTCCTATTATTTCAGTATTCACTACTGGTTTAGTGCGTTCAAATTTTTCTTTGCTACTCATCATCAGCTCCGCATATAAAACAAATAATCACAGTTGTTACTACAAACAAAACAATCGCTAGGGCTATTTCTTCTCTCATTTAGTGCCTCCAACCATCACTAAGAATTACATCGTTTTCTGCTGCCCACGCTTGAACATATTCGATAAGGCTTGCTAATCGTTTTACGCTCATTTGAGCGGTACTTTCTCGTAGGTTGATTACTTCACCCTCTAATCCGATTACCATTTCAGCCTGTCCACCCGTTGCAATTTTGTGAGCCGATACCATAATCATCTTCCAAGTGTCAATGTCTCGCTTTTTACCGTTAAATTCGCACTGTTTTGATATATCGCTTAGTAGTGCGTGAAGTTTTGAGTTCTGCTCAAGTGAGCGTGTTATCGGTTGGATTTTTACGACCAACGGCTTTTTATCGTCTGTTGGCAGCTCTTTGATTAAATCCAAGCAATTATTTTTAATGCGTTGATCGCGTAAAAAGAAAGGTTTGTATTGGCTCATAACATCATTCCCAACGCTTGAATAACATCGCAAAACTCATTCTTTGTACTCCACACCTAAATCTTCCAACCCAAAATAACCGCAAGATTTTGTTCGATTCACTGCGCTGTATTTACTTACCTGCGGAAACGGTATCGGCTCAATTAAGTGACCGTTACAGCGAAAACGATCGTCATCCCATTCGCTGCTCGATATAAAATAATCTGGCGTATAAAAATCCTCTAATTCCGCACCGCACTTTGGGCATTTATAGCTTGTCATTGCAATGCCCCTTTCCCTTTCATCATTGCCATCAAGCTATCGCGCGCCTTATCAGCCTTCGCTTTATCGTAAAAACTTGGCTTTGTTGGAATCATTTTCGGAATATCCTCAAAAGGAAAATTCGACCGCACTTTTTCTGCCGCTTCTGTGAGTAATTTCGGAATAGCTTTCAACGTGTCCTCTTCCGATTTTTTCTTGCACTTTTCGTACAGATTTTTAAGCAACCAAAATTCCACTTTTGAACGATATTGAAATTCATCCCGATTGAATCGGGCATAGCCTAAGAAAGTGTTATAACGTTGGTATAATTCCGCTTCATTCGGTAAACCCAGTGCGTGATAGTCATAGGCTTTGCACCAAAACACAAACAACCCTACGCTAGGTAAAAATTTATCAAGAGAGTTTTCTGCTTCATAAAGCCCGTTCTCCAACTGAGGTCTCGTAATTTTTTCTCGTACCAATACACGCAACCAAGTTTTTTTAGCAGAAAGATAATCCGCTTCGGTTTCAAAGGCTGCACGCCAACCAGGAAAAATCGATTTAAGCTCTTGAAAGAGCCAGTTAATCGTCTCTTCCGCACGCTGTGCACGTTCTGGCGGGAGCGTGTTAATTTGGTCTTGTGTTATGGAATTTTCCATTGCGTACCGTCCACTGTGAAATTCATTCCTGCAGACCAGCCTGTCTGCGTATCGTCAAATTTGGGTTTATTGGGGTGTGATTGCCCTAAGTGCGGTGAATCTGGTCGCAGTTTCTCATCACGCCAATCCCAAGATGCGTTAAATCCCTGCCAGTTGCGTTCGATGCAAATTTCCACCACTTCACAAATCGAAATTCCTGCTTTGTCCGCTTGTTTTTGCAAACGGCTAAGTTGCGTTTCGCTAATTGCCCCTCGCTTAGTTTTACGATGCGCAATAAAATCTTTCGCCAGTTGTCCGGTAATACCAAACCGCTCAAGCAACATTTCGGATTCGCTTTTTTGCGTAGTTTTTTTAGGTTCATTGACTGGTTCTAAAGAGTGACTGGTTATGGGTGAAATATTTTCACTACCCCCTAGTGCAAAATTTTCACTACCTAGTGAAATATTTTCACCACCCAGTGCAAAATTTTCACTACCTTGTTCAAGGTGTAAAAAGTATAAATTTGAGATGGAACCATCTTTATTTTTACGTTCTTTTTTGCTTACTAATCCCATTTTGATTAAATATTCAATGTGACTGATTGCACTACGTCGGGTCATCTCGCATTTATCGGCAATGTATTGATAACTAGGAAAACAAATTCCATCATCATTGGCATTATCAGCGAGTTTTAAAAGCACAAGTTTTCTAGCAGGATTGCCAACCTTACAATTCATTGCTTGAACCATTAATCGCATACTCATAGCATCAACTCCGAAGCATAACGTGACGCGATAAATTCAATGCCTTTGCTTGTTACGCGCGTCTGAGTGTAATTGTGACCGTGTTCAGCGGTGCCTGTTTTAACCGTAAAAAGATCTTTGGTGTGTGCCGATTGATAAGGCAAAAGCACGCCCGATTGACGATACAAATATTTATCTTCCACCAAGCGATTGACCAATGCACGCTCAGGTATTTTCAAAATCTTCGCCGTCTCACGAAATGATTTACTCGTCCCCACTTCCACATAGTGATCGACAAAAGCGACTTTAGGTGCATTGCGCTCTTTTTCTGCTTGCAACTGAGCAGCTAACATCAACGCCTCAGAAAAAGATTGCGGAATAAGTGCGGTTGGTTTTTGTCGATTTTCCAACGCTTGCCAGCGATCGACCACCGCAGCGGTAAATTCAGGCGATAAGCGAGCAACAACAAACGTATCCCGCTTGTTTAACTCATAGTAATCAAACCATTGATTTCTATACTCAAATTTTAGTGGCTCAATTTGAGCGACTAAATTTTGTTCAATCAAATCACGAATAACACGTAATACATTTTTGTGTTCTTTATGTGTAATCTCCGCAATTTCCCGACTACTCATTGTCAAAATACTTGCGTTTTCTTTCGTAATCGTTAATAATTGATTCATCTGTATATTCCTTAATGAATTAGCCACGAAATCTCCTCGTGGCTTTTTTTATTTACCCAAATACTTCTCACGTAACCGCTGATCAAAGCCTTGTGACGCAAGGAGTAACATTTCAAATTCACTTTTCTCAATCGCAATGTGCGTATCCGTATCAAAAACACCGAATTGACAAGCGGCGATAAAGTTAAATGTCTGAGTAAACTCTTCATTACTAATAAAGCGACTCAGTGTGCTAGGCGTGGTTTCCATACCTTCTGCCACCTCGTATTGCTTTTGCTTGTAATATTTTTCGATAACCTGATCCGAAAGTACTCTTGCAGATCGCGTTAATTTATTGCGTGCCATTGCGTGTACCTGTTGGTAAATTAGCTTTGAGGCGGAAATACATCCTCGATACAAACTTTTGCTCCAAGTGTGTTCAACGCTTGAACAATCTTCTGAGCAACACTTAACGATGGAGAACGTAATCCAGTCTCATAATTAGCAATTCGTGGTTGGCTCCATCCGATATGGTTGGCTAGTTGTCGCTGAGTAATCCCAAGCTGTCCTCGAATCTGTGAAAGGTTATTCATTGATAAATTTCCTTTTGTGATTTTCTATAATCCATTTAATCACATAATGCAATTTCTATCAATCACAAATTGAAATTATCTAAATATAACGTAACGTGTTATTATTTGAACTAAAAGAAGGAGAAATTAAATGGCTACACTTGGCGAAAGAATAAAAGCGTATCGAGAACAGTTAAAAATCAGTCAAAAAGAATTAGCTGAGAGATGCAATAATATTGATACCAAAAGTGAGAATGCGCGTTGGGGACAACCGAGAATTGCTAATTATGAAAAAGGCAATAGAACGCCTGACCTCGAAGATATATCTATCATAAGTAAAGCACTTAATATCCTGCCTGAGATTTTAGCCTTCGATTCAAACATAAGCGAGATCAAAGAGTCAATTTGTCGTTATCCATTATTAAGTCCAATCCAAGCAGGACTATGGACTGATATTAGATCGCTCGAAGGATTTGACGGTTACGAGATGATCCCAAGCACTGCCATCGCCTCTGAAAATTCCTTTTATCTACGAATTGAAGGGAAATCTATGCTCCCCCGATTCAACGAGGGCGATCTGGTTTTAATTGATCCTGATATTGTGCCAACCCCAGGAAAATTTGTGGCAGCAATTAATGGCGACAACGAGGCAACATTTAAACAATACAAAGAGCTTGGCACGAAAACACCAGAAGGCATACCGCACTTTGAGCTTGTTCCGCTTAATCCAATGTTCCCAACATTAAGCTCACTCAACCAAGAAATCCGCATTATTGGTGTGGCAAGAGAGCGTGTAGAAACGTTATAGCGTGGAGTGAGAATGTGGGTTTAATGGGTTGTAATGGCAAAGGTAGAGGAAGTGTTATTGGATAAGAGAATGGATAAAATCATATTTATCAGAGAAAGAATGGAAATGGGGATAACCCGTCCCTTTATTTGTCAAACAGATAAAGAGAATTGGTTTATCATAAAAACATTGTCTATGATGCCAATCAGTCAATTATTAGCGGAAGTCATAGGCTCAACACTGGCTCATGAAATAGGGCTCCCGTGCCCAAGTATTGATTTTGTTGAAATAACGCCGAAATCAACCCAATACGTTTCTTCGGAGTGGCGGCAAGACTTGCCCAACGGAATAGCATTCGCATCATCATTTGTGGTAAATGCCAAAATTGCCAAAACCGTTCAAGTCAAAAATCCTGCATTTTTATCGGAACCAGAACAAAAATTACTCTATATGTTTGATCGTTGGATTTTAAATTCTGACAGAACCGCATCACAAGTCGGCACAGGAAATATTAATCTGCTTTTTGACGAACAACAGCAAAAAATTTTAGTGATAGATCATAATCTTGCTTTTGACGAAAGAGCTGATTTTTCTGAACATATCTTTTCACCACAGAACAGAGAGTGGCGACTTGACTGGGTGGATAAACAAACTTTTACAGACAAAGCCATTGACACACTCAAAAAATTTGACCATATTTATCAGTCCATTCCTGATGATTGGTTTGTTGGAGACGAAGAATTTCACAAAATTGAGTACCAAATCAACCGAATAAAAGCACTTTTAAACCGAATAACACAAGAAAATTACTGGGACAACATAGAATGAAACAACCTATTTTATACAGCTTTGTGAGGTATCGTCCGTACTTTGAAACAGGCGAGTTCGTCAATGTTGGCTTATTGATGTGCGAGCCCGAAAAGAAAAAACTCACTTATCAACTTGTACCTAAAAATAACAAGCGCGTGAATGATTTTTTCTATAAAAGCAAAATGTTTGAAACTGTCCGCGAAACGATTAATGATGAATTACAATATGTCGTTAATCAGCCATTTAACGGAAGTGCGCAGGATATAGCGACTTTTTTTCACCATTACATTGATGTAAAAGAAGGTATTGTTCAATATAGCAATGCTGCGGTAGGTATGGTGGATGATCCTCAAGATTATTTTAACAAGCTATATACGCAATTTATCCAAAATGCTGGAGTAAAAACAGAAAGCCAAGAACAAGTGATTTTGAAACATTACAAAACCTTGTTTAGACAAGAAAACGACAGTGTTCTTGCACAATACAAACAATATATGGTGAATGGTGATTTTGCTAAATTTGCCCTTCCTTTGGCATTGAAAAACCAACAAGATAAACATATTTTAAAAGCGGTAAAACCTCTTGCGTTCGATCAGGTTGAAAGTCCGAGCATGATTGAACATTGTGATAGTTGGGTAGCGAAAATTAATCGCGCAGAGCAAGAAGGATTTATTAAAAGAGAGAATATTTTATTTGCGCTTGATACACCAAACACAGCGCATAAAGCTAATATTCTCGACACAATTAAACGAACATTTGATCACTTCAAGTTACAACACATTAGCTGGAATGAAGATAAACAAATTATTAATTTCGCCAAAGCAATCTAACCTTTAAACCGTGCACTAACGCCGCCTCATCTGATGTCTCCGACATCAATGTCGGAGACATATCAACCACAATAAACCGCCTCTTCTGGCGGTTTTTTATTCCCCACCTTTCACCTTACTTAAATTCACCAAATCTTGCTTATATCCCTTCAAAATCGCTTCTTCCTTGATAAGTCTAGCCTCACTCCCCTTGCTTAACGGCAATTAAAACTTGCTTACGCTCTTCAAAATTTTCAAAAAATCCACCGCACTTCCCAAACCAAACACCTCACTGGTTGAAAAATAAGCAAACAAACACATTTCTTAAAAATTTATTTCTTTAGAAATCAACAATATAATCACATAATGAAATTTTTTTAGATAAAAAATCACAATTTATATTGATTATATTATTTCAAAACGTGATAACAACCCCATCAAAACGAGATACACAATCTCAATGCTCTTTAAAAATTTGTGATGAAAAAAGCCCCTTTCGGAGCTTTGTTAATTAAACCATTTCAACCTTAGTTGATTGGTTAGTTGATTTAACTAAATCAATAGCGTGTAAACAATCAGTGTAGTTTTTATAGCCTTCCCCGCTATCTGCAATGATTTTACCGTTATCCGCTTTTAGACGCCATCGCCATTCAATGCGAGAGTCCATATAAGTTTCAAATTTCATAAGGGGTTCCTCAATGAAAAAGTATTTATTCCATTATTACTTCCAAGGCACCAAATGGGCATGCGATGTTTACGCAAATAACCCGGAAGAAGCCAAAGAAAAAATAAAGGCAATGTCCCAAGCTATTTATGACGGCGAATTAAAATTTGAGATTCACATCCCAGAAATCCGCTTTCAAAACTAGCAAGGTTAGTTGCAAGGATAATCAAAAAGTTTACTTAAGTCAGTGACTTTCATCACAAATTTTAAACAATTTGGTTAAAGAAACTCACTCGGCGGAAGCGCAGACGGAAGCCCAACGGTGCTAAGCGGTCGTTAGATTGAAAGCCCTAACCTACTTAGTTAAGAGTGAGTTTTAAAGTCTGCCCATGCAAAGCCAGTGAAAAACGGTGCAGTTGCCGAAAGTGGATATTTCAAAACACATTTGCTAGTACAGAGACACAACGGCATGTGAAACCGTTGCGAATGATAGATAAAGTGTGTTTTGAAATGGCAGACATAAAACAAACGAGGTTAAAAAATGGAAGAAAAAAAAGAAAAAAGCCTATCTGATAAAGATAAAAATCTAATCAAACAGGCTGTATTGAATTCTGTTGAGAACGGCTGTTTAGAGCCTGAATTACTTGCCAGACGGTGCTGTGAAGCCTTGGAGCGCATTAATCGATATGGCGAACAAACAAGCACTGGGCGTGTTGGAATAAATGTTACCAATTGTCCTGAATGTATTTAGCGACATTAGAAAGGCACCCTATTCTAGACAAAATCAGCATAGACTGATTGCACTACTCCACTGACCGCCTGAAAAGTGCGGTCTTTTTTTTAAACATTTGACACCGCTCCTGCTTCGAATTAGGATAGTACTACTTTCAACAGCCTCTTTTAGAGGTTTTTTTATACCCAAAGCGTGGAATATGACAGAATTATTTATTAAATCTGAATATCATTCAATTCCTCATCAATTTGCTGAATTTCGTGTAGCAAATGTTGATTATATTATTGATTTCTCATCGGATAATGATGTGATTGAAAGCCTCTTTTCTTTAGATGAACGCTTAGTGCCGCTATTAAAAAATCGTAAAACATACAGTGTCAAATTTGGCGTAAAAGAATACTACGAAAGCACCGATCCAAGTATCGATCTATACGCTCCACCAATCAATCATCAGCTAAAGAAAACCGATATTCAGCATTTAAAAGAACAACTTGAAACATTGCTCTATAAGCACTATTTAATTTACCAACCTGAATGTTATTTTTTCATCGCTGAACGCCCCTCATTGAGCCGAATGTATCAAAAAATGTGCGACAATCGCCATCCACTTATGATAGACTTTCAACCAATCGGGCAACTAGGCGAAAACTCTGATTGTTTTATTATCAAAACCCCAAACTATAAGGAGTAAGCAATGGCAGAAACTAAACCCAGTGCAAAAGAACTTAAACGTCAAGCTATGCTTGCTTCACGTTTAGCTTACCAAAAAGCAAAAAATCAATCATAAAAATCTGCCCCGAAAATTCGGGGCTTTTTATTTGACACCGCCATCACTTCGGATTAAGATAACCACACTTTCAACAGAAAGTCGGGAATGTCGCAGTTTCTGAATAACTTGGAGCGGTGGAAAGACAGACGCTCAATGCGTCTTTTTTTATCGCCACAAAACAGCTATTCTACCTTTTTCATAAATTTATGAAAAAGCCCAATGATGAACTGTTTAGGAGGATCGAAAGATCCGCCGTTTTGCTCTAAGTACGGTACTGCGAATCCTATTCAGTTCATCACCAACTATTCGCAGTGGTTCGTGATGAGTTTTAAAACTTAACTTAGAGTATATCACAATGACAAACTCAAACTTAATTCCTGTTTTTAATGGCTTAATCCAAAATCAACCCGTTCAAATTTGCAACGCTCGTGAACTTCACGCATTCCTAGAAATACAAACTCGTTACAATGACTGGATCAAAAACCGCATCAACGAATATGGCTTCATCCAAGATGAAGACTACCTCGTCATTACCGAACGCACCAATGGACGCCCACGCAAGGAATATCACATCACCCTCGATATGGGCAAAGAACTCAGAAATTAATTGCGCCATTTAAAGCGTCTAATCAAATGAACTGGGAAAGAGCGAAAAACCTCATCGCCCAATAAAACATCACAAAATCCGACCGCACTTTTTTAAGCCTGCGGCGGATTATCACACCTAAAATCCGACAAAAGGAACAGAAAATGAACAAATTAATCATTACGCTCGTGTGTGCATTTGTGGTGTATATGCACACGCCCTAAACCTTAATCAAGACTGTGACGGCAAAATCTGTCATGCCGAACAGACACAACAATATTAACGAACCACCGCTCTTATGGGCGGTTTTTTATTGGAGGAAATATGGAATCAATTAAACTTTCGCAGAAAGCCGAAGAAGAAATTGTGAATGCGGCAAGAATGGCGGCGTTATCTAATTTGACCGAGAAAAGCCAAAATTTAATTACGCTTGAGGATATCGCAATATATTTTGGGGACACTATCAAACCGTTGCCAAGATTATTTCAATAACTGCCTAATTTTCCCAAACCCGTTACAGTCGATCAACAAAATTCTCGCCCACGCTATATCGCAGGCGAAGTTGTTCGTTGGGGCGGATCAATGCTAAACACATATTAGCTAATCGAGTAATTCCGCCACCTCCGCCATATCAGGGGCATAATAAACATTTTGTAAAATCGAAATATCTTTATGCCCAGATATTTTGGCTAATGTCATTACATCTACTTTTTTAGATAGTCTAGTTAATGCCTCACGCCGTGTGTCGTGAAAATGCAAATATTCTCGCTCGGCAAGTTTTTTGAGTTTTCGGAATGTTGCATCAAGCACACTAGACTTAATATCAAAACACAATTCCTCATCCCCTATCCGACTAACATCAGATATATATTTATCCGTAACTGGATGGCGCAAAAAGCGATTCAGCCGATTAAATTCGTGCTTTTCTCCACGCTTTGTTGGCGTAATTTCGTTCAAATACCGCTTAATAACATCAGAAAATAATGTATCAGGTTGCAATCCTTGCGACTGCAATTCCAT